AGACGACGGACCCGATCCTGGCAGACGGCTACTGGCGGGCCTCGTGCTCGGTGTACCGCAAGGACATGAGCCGTCCGTTCACCTACAGCGGACGCTACCCGGAGAAGGGCGGCAACGCCAAGTTCGCCCCGGAGATGGCGGTCAAGGTCGCCGAGGTCATGGCTCTGCGCCGCGCCTTCGACGTGGCCGCTCCGGTCATCGAGGAACGGTGGGACATAAACCTTCCGGCTGCTGAGCCCGTCGCCCGCCCGTCGCTGGCCGAGCGCGCCGCCGCCGCCCGCGAGGCCGTGACATCGGGGATGACGAAGGCCGCGTTCGTCGCCGCGCTGAAGGACCACGGCATCCCGGCCAAGTACGCCGCCGACGTGCGGCAGGGCATGTTCCCGGACGACGCCGAGCTGACCGATGCCCAGCGGCAGACGCTCCTAGATGAGCTGCTGACTTGGGAGCCGGAGCCTGTCGAGGAAGGCGACGTGGTCGAGGCCGAGTCGGTGCCGATGCTGCCGCTCGATGACGAGGAACGCGAGCTGATCGCGGGCGGCCTGAAGTGATCCGCTCGCCTGGAGTCCAGCGCCTGCTCGATGGCATGACCACGAAGTTCTACGGCATGACCGTCGCGCGGGCGCACGAACTCGGCTGCTGTCTCGCCTGCAGACGCGACGTGTCCCCGGCGATCCTGCCGGACGTCGACCGCCGCGAGTACGGCGTCAGCGGCATCTGCCCGCAATGCTGGGACCGCCTGCACCCGGAGGGTGACGATGACTGACGACCTGCCGTTTGACTACCCGTCCGCGGCCAACCCCGGAGCGGCACCCGCGAAGGTCTGCCGCCGACACGAGTGGTTAATGGTTCTCGACTTCACCGATGGTCGCCAGTCGGGGATTGTCTGCCAGCGCTGCGGCAAGGTCCGCGACGATGCCGCCGCTCGGCTCGGCAAGAACAACCGATCCCGCGGGAACAGCATCGAGCGCGACATCGGCAAGCAGCTCGGTCTGCGCCGCGTCGGCCAGTTCGGCGGTCCCGACGACCTGTCCGGCGAGATGTTCGCAGCGCAGGTCAAGAGCGGCGGCGCGTTCTCCGAGCGCTGGTGGTCATGGCTCCGGGCCGTCCCGGTCAACGCCGGACAGACGCCGCTGCTCGTGGTCACGGATGCCCCAGGACCGGGCCACCGACGCCGCGCGGTCGTGGTCATCGAGATAGGCGACTGGATCGCCCTGCATGGCCCCACGGAGGTCGTGGGATGACCCACGCCGACCGCATCCTCCGCTACTTGCGCGACCACCCCGGCAGCACGACCTGGGAGATCGGCGTGGACCTGCACATCGCCAACGTCACCGCTCGGCTGTCCGACCTACGGGACGCGGGCCACAACGTCATCCGCTGGAAGGACGACACGGGGCTCAATCGCTACCGGGTGTCTGAGGTCACGACGGGTGAGGCCGTGCCGCTGTGGGACGTGGCCTCGTGAGCACCTACGCCGCGTTCCTGGAGCGCAAGACACAGCTCGACGGCTTCGATGGGTTCGAGCCGGTGTGGATGCCGGACTTCCTGTTCGGGTTCCAGCGAACGCTAGTCGAGTGGGCCATCCGCAAGGGCCGAGGCGCGATCCTCGCCGACTGCGGACTTGGCAAGACGCCGATGCAGCTGGTCTGGGCTGAGAACGTCCGCCGTCACACCGGCAAGCCGGTCCTGATCGTGACGCCGCTCGCGGTCGGGTTCCAGACGAAGGCCGAGGCCGCTAAGTTCGGCATCGAGGCCGACACGTCGCGGGATGGCTCCCTGACGGCTGGCATCACGATCACGAACTATGAACGGCTGCACCTGTTCGACCCTGCCGACCTCGGCGGGATGGTCTGCGACGAGTCGTCAGCTATCAAGTCATTCGATGGCGTCCATCGGGCGCTCGTCACCGAGTACATGCGGAAGATGCGGTATCGCCTGCTCTGCACGGCGACTGCCGCGCCGAACGACTACATCGAACTCGGCACGTCCAGCGAGGCGCTCGGCTACCTCGGCCACATGGACATGCTCAATCGCTTCTTCCGCAACGAGAACAACACGAGCGACACCAAAGGCCGCTGGCGTGGATACGGCGCGCCTCGTGCGTTCGCCGGTCAACAGTGGCGCTTCAAAGGCCACGCCGAGGATGCGTTCTGGCGCTGGGTCTGCTCATGGGCGCGATCGGTTCGGCGACCGTCCGACCTCGGCTTCGATGACGACGGCTTCCTGCTCCCTCCGCTGGAGCACCGCCAGCACATCGTGGATGCGAACTCTCGGCCAGAGGGAACGCTGTTCAACCTGCCGGCTATCGGCATCCACGAAGAACGCGACGAGCAACGGCGGACCATCAACGAACGCTGCGAGGCCGTGGCGGAACTGATGTCTGATGCCAAGTCGGCGGTCGCGTGGTGCCACCTGAACGCCGAAGGCGACCTACTCGCCAAGCTCATCCCCGGCGCCGTTCAGGTGAGCGGGTCCGATGACTCGGACGCCAAGGAAGAGGCCCTGATGGCGTTCACTCGTGGGGAGATCCGAGTCCTCGTGACCAAGCCGAAGATCGGCGCATGGGGCCTCAACTGGCAGCACGCGCACCGGATGTCGTTCTTCCCGAGCCATTCGTACGAGCAGTACTACCAGGCCGTCCGGCGGATGTGGCGCTTCGGCCAGACCGAGCCGGTGATCGTGGACATCGTGACCACAGAGGGCGGGCGGAACGCGCTGGAGAACCTGCAACGCAAGGCCGACCAGGCTGACCGAATGTTCAGTGCGTTGGTAGCGCACATGGGGGACGCGCTGGCAGTCCAGCGGACCAACGACTACACCGAGAAAGTGGAGGTGCCCGCGTGGCTGTCCTAGACCAGACCATCACCCCGGAGTATGCCATCTACAACGGCGACAGCATGGAAGTGATGCCTACGCTCCCGGACGGATCGGTCCACCTGTCGGTCTACTCGCCACCATTCGCCGGCCTGTATCAGTACAGCTCGAGCGAGCGCGACCTGTCGAACTCGACCGGCTACCCGGAGTTTCTCACGCACTACGGCTACTTCGTTGAGGAGCTTCACCGGCTGACCATGCCGGGCCGGATGACCGCCGTCCACTGCATGGACATCCCGACCTCGAACACCGGCAAGGGCGACGGGCTGCGCGACTTCCCTGGCGACCTGATCCGCCTGCACGAGTCCATCGGCTGGACCTACGTCGCGCGGTATCACGTCTGGAAGGAACCGCTTGCCGTCCGCAACCGGACGATGACGAAGAGCCTCGCCCACAAGACCATCGTGGACGACTCGACCCGATGCTCCGTGGCCTCGGCCGACTACCTGCTCGTGTTCCGGCGCAAGGGCGAGAACCCCGTCCCGGTATCCCATCCGACCGGTCTCGACACCTACGCCGGCGCACGCGAGATCCCTCACGAGCTGCACCGATACCGGGGCTGGAAGGGCAATCAGATAGAGAACCGCTACAGCCATTGGATATGGCGACAGTACGCCTCGGCCTTCTGGGATGACGTGCGGCTTGACCGCGTGCTCCCGTTCCGGGCGTCGCGCGATGAGGAGGATGAGAAGCACGTCCACCCGCTGCAACTGGATGTCATCGACCGGACCATCGTCCTTTGGTCGAACCCCGGCGAGACGGTCCTTACGCCGTTCATGGGCGTCGGCTCCGAGGTCTACTCGGCCGTTCGCAACGGGCGACGGGGCCTCGGGATCGAGCTCAAGCCTTCCTACTATCGGCAGGCGGTCAAGAACCTCCACGCGCTGACCCGTGACGATTATCAGGAAGCCTCGTGGCTGGACGCCGTCGCTCCCGAGGATGAGCGCGAGCTGGTCGAAGCATGACGCCATACCTCGACGCGCTCGACGATGAGCTAGGGCTGGTGCGCCTCTGCCGGGGCTGCGGCGAGACGTGGCCCAAGGACGCCGAGTTCTGGTACTTCCACCGAGCCGGCAAGGTCATGGGCCACTGCCGGGCCTGCTGGTCCGAGCGCAACCGAGCCCAGCACGCCACCCGGAAGATGCAGGTCGCGTCGTGAAGATACGACTACCTGGCCTCTGTGTCGTCTGCCGCCGGCCGGTGTGGTGGGGCGGCAAGTCGTGGCGAGAGGGCACCCGTCACGGGGTCCGGCACGTCTGCCCGAGCGACCGCCCGACCTGCGGCGCGTGGATGCGCTACGCCCGCGAACGGTGCGCCC